AGGACGTAATGAAGTATGTAAGGATAGCATTGGTGGTATTGCTGGAGTTTACTTTGTAAACTTTACATCATCACTTGCAAACTCAACAGCTAGTGTATCCGATGCATTAATCGAAACATTACCAGCGGGCTTAACTGCATACTACTACGAACTTAAAGGAAACTCAAGCTATACTGAAACTGTTAACTCTTCAAGAGATAATGGAACTACTTTCTTCTCACAAGAATTAGTTTTAAATCTTAAGAAGTTGACAAATGAGATGACAACTCAGTTGAAATTGATGGCTTATGGTAGACCTCAAATCTTTGTTCACACTATGAACGGTGATACTTTATTAGTAGGACAAAGAGAAGGTGCAGATGTAACTGGCGGAACTATCCAAACAGGTGCAGCAATTGGTGACCTTTATGGTTATTCAATTACTTTCACTGGACAAGAACCTTTACCAGCATCATTCGTATCTGGTTCAACATTCGCAAATCCATTCGCAGCAGTAACTAACCCTCCAACGATTGTTAGTGGAACAAACTCTTAATCAGTATAGATGAAGATATTAAAGGGTAGCACTAAGTGTTACCCTTTTTTTTGCTTAATACTTTTACCTTTTTGATTGTTAAATTAAGGTAAAGCATACTAAATACGAGATAATGATTACCTATTACATATCTGGAAGCAACATAATTGACATTAGAATCAAACCTAAATGCAGTGGAAGCTTACTTTGGAGATTACAAAATATGAGTTCTCTTCAAAATACCACAGCCTCTATAGTAAATTACGAATACGATAAATACCAATCTCTATTAACATTTACAGCATCAGTTCCATCTCCAAACATTGGGGACCAATATAGAGCTGAAATTGTTAATAACGGAACGGATGTAGTATGGAATGGTTCAGTTCAAGTATTTGCTTCTCAATCAATTGATAAAGTAAACTATGTGAACCAAATACCATTGGAAGATTTGTATGTATCAAACCTTACCGATAACGAATATATAATACTTGACTAATATGAAATTAAATCAAAATTTTAGTGTTGTGAATATGGCACAACAAGAAATACCTGTAGTTACGGAAGATACCAAAACACGCCATAGTTGGGTGCCTGTTGGTATTAATGATAACGATGATTACTTTGCTTCAATTACTGAAGGGTATAATACCTCTACAACCAATGCAGCTTCCGTTGAAGGAATCGCTGATATGATATTTGGTAAAGGTATCTATAGTAAGAATACCGCATTCCAACCTATGTTAGAAGTAGTTCTACCTCAGGAAGAAATTAAAAGAGTATCTTTCGATATTAAACTATATGGTAATGGTGCTTTCCAAGTTTATTGGAATGATGAACATACTAAGATAGTTAAACTATATCACATCCCAGTTCAAACACTAAGAGCTGAGAAGATTTATGATAATCCTCGTATTGAGAATTACTACTATTGCACTGATTGGACAGATCAAAGAAAGATTAGAGATAAGAAAAAGATTCCTGCTTTCGGAACATCTTCTGAAAAGATGGAAATCCTATATATTAAGAATTATACGCCAGGTCAATATTACTATTCATTACCTGATTGGTTTTCTGCTTTACAATTCTCTTATGTAGAAGCTGAATTAAGTAACTTACATATTAACAATATTCAGAATGGATTCTTACCAATGGTAATGATTAATATGAATAATGGTATTCCAGCTCCTGAAGAAAGAGATACGATTGAATCAATGATTGAATCTAAATTTACAGGAACTAGAAACGCTGGTCGATTTATCTTAACATTTAACGATGATAAGGAAAGACAACCAACTGTAGAAGCAGTTCAAATTGATAATCTGCATGAGAAGTTTAAGTATGTAGCTGAATACGCACAAGATAGAATCTTAGTTGCTCATAGAGTTACTTCACCTTTATTGTTTGGTATTAGAACTGCAAATAATGGTTTCTCTTCTCAATCAGAAGAAATGAAAACTGCATATTCTATCTTACAAACGATGACAATTATACCATTCCAAAACTTAATTATAAACGCTTTAACGAGCGCATTTGCAGTGGGTGGATACTCTGATACGCAATTATATTTTGAGCAAATGACGCCACTTGTAATCCTTTCACAAACGGCTGAAGAAACAGGTCAGACAGTGGATGAAGTGCAAGATGATATAAACGAAGAAGCTGAGAATCCAGCAGTAATGGAAGATGGTGGTGAAGGTGTTGTAGATCCAAATGCGGATAACGCTCCATTGAAAGCATCTATGACAGCACAATTTGGAACACCTCAGTTTTTAAGAGAATTTAGATAAAATAAAAATATAAATTATTATGGCATACGCATTATTTATAAGTAGAAACGATATTATCAAGCAATCTCCTTTGCAAGGTTCAATAGATGCGGATAGATTATTATCCTTTATGAGAACTGCTCAGGAAAAATACATATTAGACCTTTTAGGAACTGTATTGTATTATAAGTTGCAAGAGAAGGTATTGGATGGAACATTCTCACAAATGGGACCATATTATCAGGACTTAATGAAAGACCATATCAAGCCTACGCTTATTTGGTATGCAGTTGGTGAATATCTTCCATTTAGTGGAGTTCAATTCAAATCTGAAGGAGCGGTAAAGCATGAGAGTGAGCAAAGTAAAGCAGTAAGTAAAACGGAAATAGATTACCTATTACAAAAAGCTACTGATAACGCTGAGTATTACGCGACAAGAATGCAGAACTATTTGATTTCTTATTCAGATCAAATACCTGAATACTTAGAATCAGTAGGTAACCAAACTCAGATATTCCCTAATATGAGCAACACATATTTTTCAGGTATAAATTTATAATCTATTATGAGTGTATTTGTAAATAACGCTGGTATAAACTATACCCTTTATTATAATGTTTTAGATTACTTTAAAACAATAATGAACAATCACCCATCGATAGCTTTTGTATCGCAGGGAGATTTGTATAGTATAGATACCAACCAATTCCCAACATATCCGTTAGGGAATATTCTAATTAATGGTGCCAGATTTGATGGACATACCACTATATATAGATGCCAATTATTAGTAGCTGATAAGATTAAAGATAAAAATAATGAATCATCGGGTATTAGAAATAATCAAACGATTCCTTTTTATGGGACTGATGATGTGGTTGATATACATGCTAATAGCTTCGCTATCCTTAATGACCTTTTATCATTCACCGCAGAAGGAACTACAAACTTTTCAATCAATAGTGCGATAAACTTAGAAGCATTTATTGATAAGTATGATAATGGTTTAGCAGGGTTTGTGGCAAACTTTGAATTAACTACATTTAACGATAGACCTAAATGTTTGTTTAATTTGTTAGACCAAGCCGATGTTAATAACCAAGCTCAATGTTAGTAACAAAAGAACTTAAAGATATTGCATTTAAATACGCCGATTTAGCAGCGGTGTATATGGTTAATGGTCAGTTCTTTAAAAGGGCTTACATTACCGGAAACTTAGAAAATAGAGTCCGAAACTACAACGATGTTAGTAGGATGTTAAAAGAACAATCCGAAGGTAAAGTAGTTTTGGCATTAAATTATGCTCCGCCAGGTGCAGAATATGGTTATTTTGTGCACGAAGGAAAGGGAACATCCGAAAAGTATGGTCCTAGAAGATATGCTGAGGCTTCGGCTAATGACCCTCAAATCCGTATGATGGTGGATGTGTATGTTAAATCAGAAATGGATAAAAAGGTTGCTCAATTAGCAGCAGAGTTGGATGTTCAACTAACTGCTTTTAGTAAAGGATAGCATCCAATACATTTCTTATAATGTTGGTTAAAATAAAAAGCATTCTTATATGGCCTTATCTATTACACAAACCCCAGCGGTTGTATCTTTAGCACAATCTCCGATGGTATTTACACTATCTGAGAATACAAGTGTAGTTGCATCCTCATCATTCCAATACTATTTAGACCTTTATTATTGGCAAGGTGCTATTACAGCACCTCCAGCAATACCACAATATACTATGGCAAAATACCCAAATGCTTCAAATGTGGGTATTTTTGATGTTAGTAAGATTGTTAACTCAACACTTACTGCAAGTAGGGAAGCAAACCCATCAAATGTGGCATATTATAAAGCAGAAGGATATTGGAGATACCAATCAGGCTCAGTATTCGTAACTTCATCTAAACAAATCTCAACTTCATCTAAAGCATTAGATGGATATGGTATTTTTGATGAAGCAATTGGAGCTGCAATCAATACAACTACTCCGCATTGGCCATTAATGACTAGTGGACCTGTAACTCAATCATTTTTTGAAGATAATAGTGGAACAATAGGTGTTTTTGTAGGAACTACAGGTACAACACAACCAACTAAGGTTGTTTTTACAGGCAATTTAGGAACAGGTGAGATAAATGTATCATCATCTATCAGTTCATCACAACAAATACAACAAGTTCCTCTATTCCCAGCTTCGGTTGGATTCCCATTATCTGTTAATTCTGATTTTTATACAGTTCAAGCATATAATGGTTCAACTCCAATAGGAACTCCTATATCATTTACTTACAAATGTAAGCAAAAATACCCTAATGTTAGAATCAAATGGAAGAATCGTTTTGGACAATTCGATTATTTCAACTTTGATATGGTTAGTAAGAGAAGTTTCTCAACTACTGCTAAAGGTTATCAACCGCAGTTAGGAACATGGGAAGGTTCTACCCTATCATATAATGATTCTGACAGTTCAAATTTGAATTATATTGTAGATTCTAAACAATCTATCAGCGTAAATACTGATTGGATTCCTGAGACTTATAATGATATTTTCAAGCAGCTATTAGTAAGTGAAGAAGTTTACATTGTGGATAACGAATCTACAGGTAGATTAACACCTATTACAATAGCAACTGAAAGTATTACATTTAAGACTGGAGTTGTTGATAAAACAATTCAATACGCATTTGATTTCGATTTAGGACAAGGTTATAAATTATTATTATAATATGGGAGTATTATCAACACAAGGATTAGAATTTCAATTAGTAGCCAATGGAGTAATATTGGATTTGTTTAAGGATGAAGAAATACTTCTATCCGATAACGTAACCGGTCTTTTTGATTTGGGAGTTATTCCTGCAGATTTTACAAGACAAATTACCTTACCAGGCACTAAGAAGAATAATGCATTCTTTGAACATGTTTATGATATTAGTATTGTAAACCCTGATATATTCGCAACCAATATTAAAGTTCCGGCTTATTTAGATTTTGGTGGACTTTACTTATCGCAAGGATACCTTCAATTAAACAAAGTAAATGTATTTGCTAATAAGTTTATTGATTCATACGAAGTAACTATCTTTGGTGCTATATCTTCATTTGCAAGAGAAATTAATAGAAATTACTTAACGGATTTAGGTTCGTTATCCCAATACAATCATACATCATCTTTTAATAATATATCAGCAAGTTGGGCAGGTGGATTGTTCTCAGGTTCAATTGTTTATCCATTAGCAGAGTATGGACAGAAGCTGGAATATACTGCAGGAGATTTATTCTTTGGTATCGATGATAATGAAGGGGCACTAACTGTGCAGGATTTTAAACCTGCTATCAAATCTAAATTAGTTTTAGATGCTATCTTTAATGAAGCTGGATATACATACTCATCATCTTTTATCGACAATGGTGGGTTGGATGATGTATATTTGGTTTGTAATAGAGCGCTAAGATACCCAGTATATAGTGATATCAATTTAGAAACCTATGGTTTGATATCCATATCACCAATATCAGGAAGTGGACAAACTGATTTAGTAGTTCCATCTTCAACTAATACTACATTACCTTGGTATAACGTTACTAAAGACCCATCTGGCATCTTAACTAATGGAAATGTTTATAACTTAACAGTCCCATCAGCCCTAAGAGGTAATCTTACACTAAGTTTAAAATTATCAGGTTCTTTAGGAGGACCTCAAATTAATTTAAGAGTAAGAGATATTAACACATCAACGGTGGTATCTGATACTACATTGGTTAACTTTAATAACTACTTTACTCAAAATACTCAAGCAATGTTTGCTGAAGGAGCTAATGGACAGAATAAAGTATATGATATATCAACTCCATTTAACACTTCTCAATTAGCAACAGGTTCATATCAATTCCAAATATATTGGACTAATATTTACAGCACTCCATATAACAACTTTACATTTACTTTAGATGCAGATGGTAAACCAAAATCTAAATTAGAAATAACAAAGGTTCTAAATGGAGCTGATAATAAGATAATGAATATTCCTCTTAATATGCCATTTGGAACTACAGGTATTAAGCAGATTGATTTCCTTACATCTATACAAAAGAAATTTAACTTAGTAATATACCCATCTAAAACTGTATTAAATCAATTTATTATTGAACCATTTAATAGATGGTATAATAAAGGTAGAAGATGGAACTTTAATAAGTTTGTAAATCTAAACGAAAAGTTAGAAGTAATTCCAGCTAACAACTTAGCTGTGAATGAGTTAAACTTTGGTGATGTGTTAGACCAAGATTATATTTCTCAACAATTTAGTAAAGAAGCTAATAGAGAATTTGGTAAAGCATACTATACGGATTTACAAAACTTCTTCTCTCAGGGTAAGTTTGAGGTTAAAACTTCACTTGCTTCTACACCCCTATTACAAATAACGGGAACAGGTCTTTCTGGTTCAGTTGCAGGATTTAATCCAACTCCTTCAGTAATATTTGCAGGAAACTATCCAATGGCAATTAACCCTAGCGTTCAAGATATTTGTAACGGATTTTATGATTTTAATCCTGTATATACAACAAGTGGTAATGTTCAATTTGGAGATGCACTATATGCTGATGCAGGTGGTAATATCTTATACACAGGTTATAGATTAATATATCTAACAGACCAATGTGTTGTATTAACTGTAGACCCAAGCACTGCTGTAATAAATGGATTCGGAGGAACTTGTCCAAATTGTATTTAAAAAA